TATGCAACTGCAACTGCAAAAGAAATGTTAGGATATATTCGAGGCAAATATTCAAATGTTCCTATACCAAATGGCGAAGTAACATTAAACGGATCTGATTTAACATCTCAAGGTCAATCTGAAAAAGGAGAATTGATAACTCAACTTCGAGAATTTTTAGAAAAAATGACTAAAGAACAAATGATGACGCGACAAAATGCCGAATCAACACAAATGAATGAAATACTTGCAAGAGTTCCATTAAAAATATATCTAGGATAAGGAGGTTGAATGGCACTTTTTGGTACACAGAGAGATGCAAAATTTTTAGCATCGATAAATCGAGAATTGATTAATTCAATTGTAGATACTGAAATTGAATTCTATAAACTTATTGTAGAAAACACAGAATCAAATATCTATGGCGAGTCTGATGCAAAATCATATTATGATTCGGTATTATTACCATGCATGATTACTAAAGATGATAAATCGGAAACCATGGATGATTATGGACATAGCTATACAAGAACATTGACATTTGGCGTTTCTAGAGATTTATTAGAACGTGCAGATTTTTATCCGGAGGTTGGTGATATTGTATTTTGGGACAATGAATATTATGAATTAGATAACGTTGATGCAAATCAGTATTTTGCCGGTAAAAATCCAGAAACGTGGCCAAATGGTAGTTCCCATGGTTATAGTGTTTCTGTTATATGTAATGCACATGCAACTCGTCAAACGCCATGGGGTATTACAAATTTACGAAGAGGTGGTGATAATTCATCATTTTCATATAAAGGATAACAATGCCTAGATTGAATAGAGAAAATATAGATCGTAAAACTAATAAACCTAATCCAAAATCAACGGAAGGGTTTGGTGATGATCTATTATTAAATCGAGCCAATCAAACACGCCGAGATGATGATGTAATAAAATCAACTCAACGAACTCTTTATGATATTGATTATGCAATTAAATGGTTTGTAGAAAATGAAATACAACCACAAATTAATGCAAATCAACAATTAATTCCAGTTCCCGTAATTTTTGCAAGTGGAGAAAAATGGGACAATGTACGCAGATTAGGATATCTTCGTGATGAAAAAGGAATGTTGCAATCTCCATTAATTATGTTGAAACGAAACAGCGTAGCTGAACGAGATAATCAACGATCATTAGATGTTAATAGACCACACCCATCAAACTACATTGTACATAGAAATAAATACAATGAACGAAATAGATATGAAGATGATTTATTTCCGATACCAAAAAATCTACCAGCAGAATCTCAAAAAATTTATATTGTAGATATACCAAAATATGTTACTGTAGAATATGATATGATGTTATGGTGTGATTTTACTACGCAAATGAATGATTTAGTAGACCAAATTTTACCATATGGGCGGTTTGCATGGGGCAATGCCGGAAATAAATTTCAAACTACAATTGGTTCAATTAGTTTTGAAACCGTAAATACAATTGGAGAAGATCGTTTAATACGAGCAACTATACCATTAACGGTATTAGGAACATTATTATCAGATCAAGAAGCTCGAATATCAACTATTAAAAAAATGTTTTCTCCTAAAAAAGTTTCATTTGATCAATATGTTGATGTTGGTAATACTAATATATTTCAAACTACATCTGTACCAATTGAAGTACTTCAAGTACAAAGTAGTGTAATGTCAGGAGTATCAGTAACGGTTGGCGGCGCCGGCGCAGTGACAAATCTTACTCCGGATATTATGTTTTATTTAACGGCATTGCAAGAACGACAAGCTACATACGTTAATGGATCAATAGCACAACTAAACTTTGGATCAGCAAAAAATCCAGTAACTAAATTAGGTGCTACATATCATGAATTTGATGTATTTATTAACGGACAGTATATTGATAAAGCATTGTATAATTGGACACCTACTTTAGAAGCTCCACAAACGATATTGTTTGACACAACATTATTAGGATATACGATTGCACCAGGCGATACGATTATTGTTAAAGGGAGATGGGCGCAATGAGTCGTGCTAAATTAATATTTAATATATCGCAGTTACCATCCGGATCATATGAAATATCAGGTTCATTTTTTGGTACATCATCTTGGGCAGAATCTGCATCTTATGCATTACGAGCTACATCTGCATCATTTGCATTAACTGCATCTCGTTCATTGTTGAGTATTGATACTGCATCTGTAAATAATGCAACTATAACGTTTACTAAAGGGAATGCAACAACGTTTCCTATTACAATTAATAATGTAGTAAATTCAACTTCTGCATCATTTGCTACTAATTCTACAACAGCAACTTCTGCGTCATTTGCTTTAACGGCATCATATGCAATGAATGGTGGAGGTGGAACAGGAACTGGATTTCCATTTTCTGGCAGCGCTGTTATTACAGGTTCATTGGAAATTAAAAGTAATGTAAATACCATATTCTTAATAAGAAATTTTAATAATCAATCTATACTTACTGTATCACAAAGTGGCGTAGTAATTATAGCAACACAGAGTGCAGAATTAACTAGTTCTGCGCCTAATGGCGGATTATATTTTACATCTGAATCTTTTTTTGTAGGTTTAGATTAATTCATATATTTATATAAAAATAGGAAAATAAATGGCAACTTGGAAAAAAGTAGTAGTATCAGGTAGTAATATATCACAATTAAATAATGATGCTAATTATTTAACATCAGTAACAGCACAAAATACATTTGCTACAATGTCCATCAATGGCATTAATGTAATAGCAGATAATGCTGTAGATACATTAACTTTTGCATCAGCATCGGGAGCAGGTTTAAATATCGTAGGCAATTCTGGTGCCGATTCTATTACATTTACATTAGGTAGCATTCCTAATTCAAGTTTAACCAATTCTTCAATTACTGTTGCAGGCACGTCAGTATCATTAGGCGGAAGTGTTACACAAACACAAATATTTGCTGGAAGCACTGCAATTTCTTCATCGGTATTATCATCTCCAAATCAAGGTGAAGCACTTTTAACAAACAATGGTGTTGCTGGATCAACTATAGATTTAGGATTACAAACTACAGATTCTCCTACATTTGTTGGATTAACGTTAACGGGTAATTTAGTTGTATTAGGTACAGCATCATTTCAAAATACGCAAAATTTGTTAGTAGCAGATCGTTTTGTATTATTTGCATCCGGATCTAATACTACGGGTGATGGTGGTATCGTAGTACAACAAGGCACTCAAAACATTGGCGAATTATATGGATATGATAGTGGCACAACACGTTGGGGATTTACTTCATCATTTAATTCAACAGGTAATTCATTTGTTCCTGCAGTATATGCCGGAGCGGTAGAAACTAGTGCAGTTGCTCCTAGTGCAGCACCAATCTATGGTGGTTCTGGCGCAGGTCAAGGAACAATACATGTTGATACAAACACTGGAGATATTTTCATTTACGTATAAAATTAAATAAGTTATGAGCATAATAGACAAGTTAAAATCACCCCCCAAATCTGAACCAGTAATTCAATTATCAAAACAAGAAATTGAATTTTTATTAGGTATTCTTAAAGATGTTTCCGTTCGTGGAGAACATGTTGAAACATTTTATAACATCATACTAAAATTACAAGAGCAATATCTAAAACAGTGATATTTATTATAAATGTTGTAGGCCGAAAGGAAGTGGGCACACGCACGGCATAAGTGTATGTAACCAACCGCAACACGAAAGGAATATACTATGCCCTCATGGAAAAAAGTCATAACGTCTGGCTCTGATGCTGCGTTAAATTCAATTAATGTAACTAACGGTTTAACACTTACTGGCAGTTTAAATCATTTTGGTAATTACAATCATACGGGTAGTGTTAATCACTCAGGTAGTAAATTTTTAAATGGTGTATTTGTTCAAACTGGGTCATTATCTATAACAGGTTCGACTACGCAAATTGGAAACAATACTTTATTAGGAACAACAACATTATCAGGTAGTATTACCATTTCGGGTTCAACAACGGTACCTGCAACTCCTACAATTAAAATATATGGGGATATGGAAACTGATGGTGTAATTAAATTTATGCCTGTAAGTAAAAATATTGACACATCTATATCCGCATCTTATATTTATGTTTCTGGTTCAACAAATGACTTGTATTTTTCGCAAAATGGCTCTGGATATAATAACGTAACTCGTTTACGATGGTTAGAGAGTAATTTATATACTGGATTATTACATGGCGGTTTAATTACAACCCAATCTTCTACGGTTTATCAAATATCAAGCGGTAGTGGTGTAATAGTAAATTTGAATACTTCTATTGCAAATGATCCATTCCCAACAATACAATTGTTACAATGGCCAAATCTGTCAGCCAGTATTGCATCTTTGAGTGCATCCTACGATCAGCAGTTTATAGCTATAAACTCAAGTTCTCAAATAGTAGCTCAATGTATTCCGTTT